TAAAATTTTATAATGACATTACTAATGAATTAATTCATGAGGATGTTATAACAAATAATATGTGGACTGCTCCTAATTATAAGTCTTTTATAAAATGGAGAATTGAGATATGGGTAAATGGAAAAAAAGAATTTAATCATGTTTTAAATTTAAAAGATCAAAAAGTCTATATAGCTTTTGAAAGCAAATCTATTGGTGATACTATTGCCTGGTTTCCTTATGTAGAAGAATTTAGAAAAAAACATGAATGTGAAATAATATGTTCTACTTTTCATAATGATTGGTTTAAATCTAAATATCCTAATATTAAATTTATAAACCCTGGCACTCCATCATCTTATACTGTTTTTTATAAAATTGGCTGGTTTTATAAAAATTGTTGCCCTAATACTTCACATCATTCTATTGATTTTAAATCCCAACCTTTACAAAAAACCGCTACTGATATTTTAGGGTTAGAATATAAAGAAATTTCACCTAAAATTAAATCATTACCCCCATCCCCAATAAAGGAAAAATACGTAACACTTTCAATTCAATCTACATGCCAATCCAAATATTGGAATCACCCTACAGGATGGAAACAGATAGTAAAATATTTGCAAAATAAAGGCTACAAAGTAGCAGCAGTTGACCAATACCGAAATTTTGGGATTAATAATTTTATGAATTGTTCTCCTCAATGCGATTATCATTTCCATAATAAATCATTAGACGAAGTAATGTCTGTTATTAATGGGGCTGAATTTCATATAGGAATCGGCTCTGGGTTATCTTGGATATCTTGGGCTTTAAATACTCCAACAGTTTTAGTTTCTTCATTTTCTAAACCTTGGTGTGAATTCCAAACCAATTGCACCCGAATATATAATGAAACCCCTACTTCAGGATACTTTAATACTCATAGATTAGATGCTTCAGATTGGAATTGGTATCCGTTCCAAAAAATAAAATCAATGGAAGATTGGCATGAAATAGAAACCATTACTCCTGATTTGGTAATTGAAGGGATTAATCGTATATTGTAAGAGTGTTTTGGCTAATAGAAAATAAAGAACAATTACAAAAATTTAGGGAAAAGAAGTTCAAGAAAGTATTCATTGAACCTCTTTTTTCTAATGATAATGTACACCCCTACTTAAGGGGTATAGTAGGATTCTATATTAGAGAAATTAACCACAGAAAAGGATTTATTATCAACATAGATCATAGCGAAGCAACCCAATGTGACCTAGGAGAAGTATATAAGCTAATAGGAGAATTTGAAGAAATATTTGTAACAGACAAGAAGGAATTTTTACATATAGTACCTTTAAAGCAGCTTAGCGACATCCATTTCATATCTCCTACAGATATACCAGACTCGTTTGCTTGTCATGACTTTTTCTATCGCAAGTACCCCCAAATAGCCAATATAGGTAGCATCATACCCATAGTAAAGCATTATGAACGTTGTGAAACGATATATAACGCGGTTAAACATGTGTTTACTATGGAGAAACCACAACACTTTGAGTTCTATAATAATAAGGCTACGAATGTGTTTTATTGGATTGAACAAGAGGGATTAAAGGTAGATCCTAAGTTATTTGAGGAGTATTTTGGTGTAGAACGTGATTGGACTTACTCGCAGTTTAATCTAAAAACGACAACTACGAGACCTTCGAACTCATTTGGGGGAATTAATTATGCTGCTTTAGATAAAAAATCGGGTTGTAGGGAAGCATTTATCCCCGATAATGACTTTTTACTAGAGATTGATATTAGCGCTTACCACCCTACACTAGCGGCACAATTAGTGGGTTATGAATTCGAAGATGGAGACATACACCAAGCGTTTGCTGATATGTACGGAGTAGATTATAAGAAAGCTAAAGAGCTGACGTTTAAACAACTATATGGAGGAGTATTTAAAGAGTATAAGGAACTGGAATTCTTTAAACGAGTTGAGAAATATATAGATGATATAAGTAGGAAAGAAGAAATTGTCTGTAAGTCTGGATATGTCTTTAAAACGGATATGAAAAAACAGAAACTGTTTAATTATATACTTCAAAATACGGAAACGTATTATAATGTTCTTATTTTAGAGAAAATTATTAAGTTGTTAAAACATAGTAAAACTAGAATTATACACTATACTTATGATTCGTTTCTTTTAGACGTAGATAAATCAGAAAAAGACCTAATTAAGTCGATCTTAGACGTATTTAAGGAGTATAATTTCAATGTAAAAGTAGAAGCGGGTAGTAATTATAATGCTTTGGGAAAGGTGTAATATTTATGGCAAACAATAACCATGAAAAACAAGTTATTTTGCACCTTTACTACCCAGGATGAATTGGAGAAAACGCTGGTAGAGGTAAAATCTAGCTACGATATACTATATAAAAAAATATTTGTCTTACATATAAAAAGTAATGATGAATTTGTTTGTACATATAACGTGGAGCCGAGCAGCATAGAGGAGATTTTACCCAATACAATTTTAGTACATCGAAAAAAGGAATCTAATACCCTTTACACAATAAATGCTCTAAATGAGCTAATAAAAATGTTGAATGGAGGAGTTGTTGATATACGATATAGAGTTAACTGGCAACATTATCGTAATACCATTCTCCTTACTCAGCACAATGAATTGAAACAGTTAAAAACAAAAATCCACCAGATTATTGAACTTTAATTTGGTGTCCTGAATTTACGTTCGTATATTTAGGGAAAGTTACATTTTAAAAATTAGTTATATTATGGATTTAAATGCAATTCGCAGTAAGCTGAACTCCCTGCAGCAAACAAACAAGGGAGGAGGTCAAAACAATACGAGTTTGTTTTGGAAACCGAGTATTGGTAAACAAACCATTAGGATTGTTCCCAACAAGTTTAACAAGTCTAACCCCTTTACGGAAGTATATTTCCATTATGGGATTGGAGAACGCACAATGATCTCACCTATTAATTTTGGTGAAAAAGATCCAATCGCGGAATTTGCGAAGCAACTTCGTACGACAAGCGATAAGGAAAATTGGAGACTAGCTAAAAAGCTTGATCCTAAAATGCGTGTTTTCGTTCCCGTAATTGTTCGTGGGGAAGAAGAACAAGGTGTTAAACTTTGGCAGTTTGGTAAGAATACTTACCTAGAATTTTTATCACTCGCTGATGATGATGATATTGGTGATTATACTGACATCCATCAAGGACGAGACATTACAGTTGATACTGTAGGTCCTGATGTCACAGGAACGGCTTATAATAAGTCATCAGTTCGTGTTAAAACTAAGCAAACACCACTTGGTGAAGCTGATCAAATCCAAAAATGGTTGGAAGATCAAGCAAATCCTAAAGAAGTTTTTAAGCGTCATTCATTCGAAGATATGAAAAATAATCTTCAATCATTCCTTGCCCCGGAGGATGAAACAACTGGAGAGACCTCAGACGATCTCCCTTTTGATAAAGGGGGGTCTCAAAACAATTATGCAGTGAAGACTCCCCAAAAAGAAAGCAAAGTTGATAAATTTGATGAATTATTCAGCTAATGCCTAGAGGAAAGAAAGCATCATTAACAGCTGCCGTCTCCCAGGAATTAAAGTCTAACTTTGATCTTGGAAAGTTTAAGGAAAAGAAAATGCTTAACTCTAATGTTAAGTTTAAGGACCAACAATGGATCCCACTTTCCAAAGCATTCCAAGATGTGACTTCAATTCCTGGGATTCCTCAAGGACATATTGTTTTACTTAGGGGACACTCGGATACAGGCAAAACAACTGCTTTAATTGAAACCGCAGTTGCAGCCCAAAAACGTAAAATCCTCCCAGTATTTATTATTACTGAGATGAAGTGGAGTTGGGAACATGCCCAACAAATGGGGTTAGAACTTGAAACCGAAGTCGATGAAGAGACTGGTGAAATTCTAAATTATAGTGGGCAATTTATTTATGTGGATAGAGAAACTATCAATTCTATTGAAGACGTAGCCGCATTTATTTTAGATTTATTAGACGAACAGAAAAAAGGTGATTTACCTTATGATTTATTATTTTTATGGGATTCAATTGGTTCAGTACCATGCGAAATGTCTATTAAGTCTAATAAAAACAATAATGAGTGGAATGCTGGTGCGATGTCTACACAATTTGGTAATAACGTAAATCAACGTATTACTCTTTCACGTAAAGAAAGTAGCCCTTATACTAATACTTTAGTTTGCATTAATAAGGTTTGGACTGCAAAGGCAGAATCACCTATGGGTCAACCTAAATTGATGAATAAGGGTGGATATGCTATGTGGTTTGATTCAACATTTGTAGTAACATTTGGCAATATTATGAATGCAGGTACCTCTAAAATTAAAGCAATTAAAGATGGTAAGCAGGTAGAATTTGCTAAACGTACTAACCTACAGATTGATAAAAACCATATTAATGGGGTTACTACACGAGGTAAAATTGTTATGACACCTCACGGGTTTATTAATGATGATGATAAAGAAATCAAACAATATAAAGCTGATCATGCTCAAGCATGGGCTCAGATTTTAGGAGGTACTGATTTCGATATTATATCTGAAGATCAAGAAGTACACGAAATTTCACACTTCGAAAAAGAACCCGAATAATGATTAAAAAAGATTACTTAAAGATGCTCAATAATATTGAGCAAGGGGAAAGTTCTGCCAAACTGGGGCAACACGATAGAGTTATTTTTATAGATGGTCTCAATTTATTTTTGAGAAACTTTGCCGTACTAAATTTTATAAACGGGAGCGGTAACCATATAGGGGGCTTAGCAGGCTTTCTCCGTTCTTTAGGTGCTCTTATAAATCAAATACAACCAACTGCTATGTACGTTGTATTCGATGGAGTAGGTGCCTCCACTAATAGGAGGTACCTACTTCCCGAATACAAATCTGGAAGACATACTAATCGTATTACTAATTGGGATGCCTTTGATAATATTGACGAAGAAAATGATTCAAAAGTAAATCAAATTGTAAGACTTATTCAATATTTAAAATGTTTACCCATCAATGTAGTATCTATTGATAAATTAGAAGCAGATGATATTATAGCATATATGGCTAAGGATATGTCTAAAAGATTTGATTCAAAATCATATATTGTTTCTAGTGATAGAGATTTCCTCCAATTAGTAGATAAAAATATTACAGTTTATCGCCCTATAGAAAGAGAATTTTATGATGTTGCTACTGTAAAAGAAAAATTTGGAATTGTTCCTGAAAACTTTATTCATTATAAAGTTCTACTAGGAGATGCTTCAGATAAAGTACCGGGCATTAAAGGTTTAGGTAAAAAAGGAGTACTTAAAAGATTTCCTGAGTTAGCAGATGGTGCTATGCCGTTTGATAGGTTATATGATTTAAGTGTAGAACGTTTAAAAGATAGTGTAGTATTTGCTAGAGTAGTTCATGATTGGGAAAGATTAATTAATACTAAAAAAATTATGGATCTAGAAACCCCTATGGTATCAAAAGAAGAAAAGGAATATCTTTCCCAACTTCCATTGGAACCACTTAATGAACTTCGTATCTTAGAATTCATGAGTTTATATAGTGAAGATGGATTAAACCATCATATTAAAAATACAGAATTTTGGCTAAAGGATACATTTACACGATTAATATATTAAGGTTTTGACACTTAATTCTCTAACAACATACGGAACCGCCTTTCAAATAAAGGTTTTATCTTCACTTCTTACGCATAAGGAGTTTCTCCAACAAATGCATGATGTGTTGAGTGAAGAATATTTTGATAACCAAGCACATAAGTGGATTGTTAAAAATATTTTAGACTACTACGAACAATATCATACTACTCCTACAATGGAGGTATTGAAAGTAGAAATGAAGAAAGTTGAAAATGAAGTATTGCAACTTTCAATTAAAGAACAATTACGCGAAGCTTATCAAGCATCTAAATCAGATTTAGAATATGTTGAAGAAGAATTTTCAGCATTTTGTAAAAACCAACAGCTTAAAAAAGCACTTTTAAATAGTGTTGACTTACTTAATTCAGGTGATTTTGAATCCATTAGAGGATTAATTGATAATGCTTTAAAAGCAGGTAATGATAAAAACATAGGACATGAATATCTTAAAGATACAGAAGCACGTTACAGAGAAGATGCTAGAAAAGTGGTCCCTACACCTTGGGAAAAATTTAATGAATTTATGCAAGGGGGTCTGGGCAACGGAGATTTTGGTCTTATATTTGGTAATCCTGGAGGAGGTAAGTCGTGGACTTTGGTTGCTCTTGGTGGATACGCCGTGAAGATGGGGTATAGTGTACTGCACTATACTTTAGAACTTGGCGAAGATTATGTAGGGCGACGCTATGATGCATTTTTCACAGGTAAGCCAGTAGATACGCTATTTAAAAACCGAAAAAAGATTGATGAAGTTGTAGAACAATTACCTGGTCAACTGATAATTAAAGAATTCTCACCAGGGATGGCTACAGTTAATACTCTTCGTTCACATATTCAAAAATGTCAAGATTTAGGATTTGCACCTGATTTAATTATTGTCGATTATGTAGATCTTCTTTCATCAAAGAAACGAACTCAAGATAGAAAAGGAGAAATAGATGATATTTATCTAAGCACTAAAGGTCTTGCTAAAGAGTTACAACTACCTATTTGGTCAGTTTCTCAAGTAAACCGTTCTGGAGCAAAAGATGATGTTATTGAAGGAGATAAAGCAGCTGGTAGCTATGATAAGATGATGGTTACTGATATTGCTATATCACTTTCACGTAAAAAGGAGGATAAAATAAACGGAACAGGAAGATTTCATATTATGAAAAATAGATACGGGATGGATGGAATGACTTACTCAGTAGTAGCCGATACTTCTACGGGGCACTTTGAGGTTACTGACCACCATTTTGATGATAGTGAAAGCCCAGCTCCTGTTCAACAATTACCTGGTACTAATCTTAATACTTTAGATCGAGACGTATTAGCTCAACAGTTTTTCTCATTAAACACTTAAACAAAATTAAAAACATGCCCCAAAAGAACCTAAAAGAGGAAAGAATTGTCTATAAACCCTTCGAATACCCCGAAGCGGCTGACTATTGGCTTAAACAACACCAAGCTCATTGGATTCATACAGAAGTTCCAATGATGAGTGATATAAACGATTGGAAACAAAATTTAAACGAAACAGAAAAAAACATTATAGGTTCAATTTTAAAAGGATTTGCTCAAACAGAAACAGTAGTAAACGATTATTGGACTGGACTGGTAACTAAATGGTTTAGAAAACCAGAAATCATAGCAATGGCGACCACCTTTGGTGCTATGGAAACTATTCACGCCGAAGCATACTCACTATTAAATGAAGAACTTGGACTGGACGACTTCTCAGAGTTTCTTGAAGATGAAACTACGATGGCTAAAATTGAAAACCTTATGTCTGTTAGGGATAGTTTTGGTGANGAAAAAGATTGGCATNANATTGCTAANTCACTCGCTATCTTTTCCGCATTTACCGAAGGAGTTAACTTATTTAGTTCCTTCGCCATACTCCTATCTTTTAAAATGCGAAACAAGCTTAAGGGAGTGGGTCAAATTGTTGAATGGAGCATTAGAGACGAATCAATGCATTCCGAAGCAGGGTGTTGGTTATTTAGAACATTAATTGAAGAAAATCCTGATCTCAACACCCCTGAACTTCAAGCAGCTATAACTGAAGCTGCATTACTTTCTCTACAACTTGAAGTAGATTTTATTAATAAAGTTTATGAGATGGGGGATTTAGAAGGATGTAATAAAGAAGATTTAATCTCATTTATTAAGCATAGAGTTAATACAAAAATGGGTGATTTAGGTTATGATGGTGTAGTTAATGGAATTGATCCTAATGCTCTTAAAAGAATGAAATGGTTTGATTCTTTATCAGCAGGTAAACAACATACAGACTTCTTCGCAAGTAGAGTAACTAATTACTCTAAAGGTAACATGTCTTGGGACGAATCAATATTTTAAATTATGGACGGAAACTTAGTAGCAGATACAACCCAATGGGTTAAGGGTAAAGATTACCCTGAATGGATGGATGAAGTAGGAGTAGCAACTAT